CCCAGTCACGATAACATCATTTGTTTGATTATCTTTATTGCCAGTTACCACACGGCCTTCATTTAATTTTGACTTATTAGCGTGTTTTGATTCAGTGATAGCAGTTTTTGAATCAATTGATTCACCAATAACATGTGGAAGATAACGTGAATAAGATTCATCTAATTTAGATGTTGGAATGTTTTTCAACAATTCTTGCATTTTAGCTTTAGCATTAGAATTATCTTCTAAATTAGAAAGTAAACTTGCCATTTTAGCTTTACGTTCTTCTTTTAATACATTATTACGTGCAACTTGCAATTCTGCTTTCATATCTTCAAGTTGTTCACGCATAATTTCTAATTCATCAGATGCTTGTTGTTCATCTTCATTAATAATTGAAGCAAATTCTTGTTTGAAAGCTTCAAATACTTTCTTACCAAGATTATTGCGTTTTGCTTCATGAAGATCATCACGTAATTCTTCAAATTCTTCATCCATACGCATTTCTAAGAACATGTCAAGTTTTTCAACAAGTTCAAGAACAGATTCTTTTGCTTCATCGCGTAATTCAGCACGTTCTTCAATTAAACGTTCTGCATATTCAACTTCTAAATCTCTGAATGATTCAATATCTTCACGTAATTCAGCATATTCAGCTTCAACAATAGATTCTAATTTAAGATCCAATGCTTCAGTTAAAAGTTCACGATCTTTACGTAATTGTTCTGTCATTTCAATACGAACTTCATCTTCAATTTTTTGACGTTCTTCTTTTAATAACAAATCAAGAGATTCTGCAAATTGTGATTCAATCAATCGTTTGGTTTCTGCATTAAGAATATTTGATTCAAACAATGTTTGTAAAATTTTATCCATGTTTAAAAATTCCTTTGTGATAATTTGTTAATATATTTAGCAAATAGTTTTTAATTAATCATCAAATGATTCGTCATCTTCTAAATCATCAATGAATTCATCTTCATCTTCTGATTCATCAATATCTTGAGATTCATTAATTCCCATTTTAGTTTGCATCTTTTGAATTAATGCCTGTTTAATACACTGTGCAGCTTTATCTTCATCTTCATTAATTAATGAATCAACTGCTTCTAATAAAAGAGTATTCATATCAATTTCCCTTAAGGTTATATTTTATTTAGCTAAAACTATTTCTAAATAATGTTTAAATGACATTTCATCAATTTTGCTAACAATTTCAATTCTTACTGGGCTATCATTAATCACTTTTAATAATGCCTTTTTAAACACATATAAATCACCATTTTGTTTTGCTTTAAGAGTGTTTACCATAAAATCAATAACATCAGAATAACTAACTTTATCAGAAATTATCAATTCATTTTTATTAGCAACTGGTTTAATAGCATAATGTACTGGAAAATCCAATCCAATTGTGCCTAACAATATACGCAATTCACGATTATTACGCATTTGTACATTTGGAGAATTAATATCGTTATTCATTATATCCTTTATTTCTTTAAATTTTGCCCGGTTAATTTTTCAAAGAAACTTGTAATTTCTTTATAAAAATATTGTTGTGCAGCTTTATCATGAATTGCAGCATTTGCTAAATGTGCAATTTTATCCTTACTCATTGCATGTTCTAAAACAAGTTCAGGTTTTGCATTAGGCGCAGATGGAGTAGCAACAACATCAACTGTTGTAATTTCATATCCTTTAACTTTACCTTCTACAACACTACCTGAACCCCTTGATGAAACACCTAATTTACCACCAGCTTTTAAAATAGCTTTGATAATTTGGCCTTTAGGATGATCTTCAATGATGCGTGCTTTACCATACGCATCATTGCCTTTCATCCACATACTAGTGATAATATGTGAAACATTATTCAAATCAATTGACAAATTATCAGGGTGATTTAATTCACCAAACACGGTTTCACCACGTTTAATTTGTTCATTAATTTGATTAACAGCAGAGCTGATTTCATGTAATGGATAAACACGATTGTTACCATTAGTAATTTCAGCCTGCATAAAAATACCAGAAAGATATGCTGATTTTGTATTTTCAGCAGATTCAATAATCACATTTGCTATGTTAGGTGTGATTGTTTCAATTAACACGTCACGAGACATATAATAAATCCTTAAAATAGTTTATCTATTTTAATATTTACCAAAAATGATTATTGTTTATTTGATTCTGGTGCTGTTTCCTCTTCAGGTTCCGGTGTTTCTTCATTATCAGTTTGTGGTGTTTCTTCATCTTCTGGTTTTTCACTTCCAGTTTCAGGATTATATACTTCACCACTTTCGCCGACTTCATCACTTGGCGGTAATTCCATATCATCGGTATCAGTTACATCATCTTCTGATTCTTCCGGTTTACTACCATCAATTGGGTATTTGTTATAATCATCACCAAAACTTAAAGGTGTCATATTTTCAAGCCATGCAGGATCATACATTAATCTCAAATCATTCACATGTTCGTTAATAGGAGTATCAGAAATATCACGTTCTTGTTTAACTAACGCTTCATTCAATTGAATTTCTTCTTCAGTCATATTCAAATATTTTCTCATTGCAAATCGAGGAGAAATAAATTTAGTATCTTTAATTGAATTAAAATTATTAATTAAAGATGTGTTTAATTCAGCTTCACGATATGCTTTAAAATTTTGTGGATCAGGTAATTTAATTTTGAATAAATTATGATCAATCTTAATTTTTGCTGATTTCAAAAATATTTTGAAATGATGTTCAAATGTTGTGCTGATTTTTTGTTGTAATCGTGACACATAATTAGCAAATCGAAGTTCTTCAATATATGCCATACCAACTTTACCATCTTGCACTTGTAATCCGTTTTCAGCAGAACCTCTCATATATGATGATGGAATTCTTAAACCTTGTAATAAACGATTTTGAAAATAAACAAGATCATTAATTTCACCTAATGAGTTTTTAGTAAAAACACCACATGATAATGCAAATGTATGATAATCATGGTATTCTTCTAAACCATCAACAGTAATTGTGCCTGTATCTTGTAAATCATCAAGATATTCAATTGCAATTAATTTATGATTTTTTAATTGCTTTGAATCTTTATAATGAATCCAATTATCAAATTGTTTTTGTTTTAATATTGAAACTAATCGTTTTTTACTAAGTTTACATTTATTCAATGATTCAAATAAATTAACAAATTGTTCATTATTGTTTAACACATTAACAAATTTATCAGCAGTATATTCATTATTAAATGTTGTTTCAATAATATTCCATATTTCATCATTAAATTTTGTTATGCTACGTTCATAACACTTATTTGAAAGATAAGTTTTATAAGCAACATAATCAGATTCAGATAATGATTTTAACCATTGTTTACGACCAATAACTCCTGATTCAATAATTGAATTATACTTTTCAGGATCATTTTCCTTATACCATTTCATTTTTTCAACACCAGCTTTAGATGCTTGTTTTTGAAATGAAGCATGATATTTCAAATGTTCATGATAATTCATCCATACAAGATTATCTGGTGAATTATCAAAACGATTAAAATTAGCATGATGCACTGTATTAAATGATTTATCACCATTCGAATCAAATACAAATTCATTATATTGATCTGTGTTTTTAAAATACTCAGCAACCATTCGATGGGTTGGAATCCATTTAGCAGTATCATTTTGAAATAACATTTCATAAGTTTTGCCACGTGTATACAATTTTTGTTTTTTTGTATACAAAGGAATCATTGATTGGCCAATTTGTAAATCTTTTGCTTCAACAAAACCAACATCTTTGATTGGAAACTTATGGTCTGGTGTAACAATAACAGATTCATTATTATCAAATGTTAATTTCATAACATTTGTGTTTTTTCTTGTAATTCCTGCCCATGTTACTTTACCAGGAACAATATTGCCGGTAGTTGGATGACATGAATAAACCCAATTAATTTTTCCTGAGTTATATTCATCAATCATTTGTTGTAATGTAATATCTCTACCATCTAATAATTTGATTTTAGTATCAAGTGATAAACATTCACCACCAGCAAGAGTATCAATAGTTGATCCACGTCCTTCAGAAGATTTTGTTAAGAAAAAATCTTCTGTAATTGAAATTGGATTATAGCCACTATCAACACCATTTTGTTGATCTAAACTCGGTGCACGTTTTTGACGGAATTCTGTTTTAACAGATTCTAAATATGCGCGCGCACGTTGTGGAGGCATGTTTCCTGTATCAATAGTGAATACACGTCTTTCTGGTGCTCTAACAATACGATAAATGATTACAGCATCTTCTAATAAAGTCAAATGTCGAAATGCTTTTACTGCTGGTTGTAAAATAGATTGTCCAAATGGTGCAGTAGAATCCATACCAGTAGACAATGAAAAATGTATCATTGCATTTGCAGGAATTAATTGGATGTCAGTAAATGATCCAATTTTACCAGAACCAGCACGTAATTGATAAAATTGAATATTATTATCTTCACCCATGATAACTCCTAAAATTGATTTAGGAGGCACATATTCCCATTTAGAATGATCTGACGTTTTTTTAAAAAACACATCTCCGTATTTGATAACATGACGACATATATCAAACATACTATTATCAAAACCGTGAAGATTTACCCAATAACGTAATGCAGCACGTAATGTAGAAACTAATGATTCACTAACTTCAGTATCAATTTCATTCTGATAAACAATATCAAATGGTAATCCTGTAGTTGAAGATACCGCAGCCATTTCTTCGGCTACAGTATCAAGTGCACGTGCTACAAATACATCACTGTCCATATTTTCAACATTTTGATATTGTTGAAATCTGGAAGTTGCGCCTTTCATTACTTTTTGATACCAATTAATATTTGATTGCTGTAATGCAGACATATTAACTGGTACATAAGATTCTTTATTAGAATTTGGAGTAATGATTTTATAATAATCAGTAAAAAATCCTGCCATTGTCGTATTACCTTTAAATGTGTGTCATATATTTAGCTTTCAATTTACATGGTCAATAAAACAGTATCTTGTGATGGCTTATAATTTTTTTGATTATAAGCAATAGATGGTGTTGTATTTTCAGCAATTTTTTCTAATAACGGAACAATTGCACTTGCCATATCACTTGCTATTGGTGAACTTGGTGATATAGTGTTTGTTGGTGATTTTAAACTATCAGGTGGCGGAGTAATAGATTCAGCAGTTAAACTAGTAACAGGCGATGTATTAACTGTTGAT